ATTCACGTTGTTTACAACAACAAGGCAAACGAAAAAAACGTACAAAACGGGCCTTATCCAAACGCGTCGATTGTTTGCAAGCCGCCAATTTTTCCCGAGGATGTAAAGTACAACCGCAAGCATGGGCAATACATTACCCTTATAAATTGCAACGAGAACAAAGGCGGACAGATATTAATTGAATTGGCCAAGCGATTGCCTAAGCGCAAATTTCTTGGCGTGCTTGGTAGCTATGGCGAGCAAATCATGGACGACACGTTAAAAAATTTAAAGTATGTGGCCCAAACGCCTGACGTCCATTTGATCTACGGCAAAACCAACATTGTGCTTGTGCCGTCATTTTATGAGTCCTACGGGCGCGTTGGTTTGGAGGCTGCAATTAATCGGCTGCCAGTTATTTGCACGCCTACGGATGGTTTAAAGGAGTGTCTTGGCGCTGCTGGTCTTTACTTTGATCGTGACGACTTAGACGGCATGGCTGCCAAAATTGAGGAATTAATGAGCGACGAAATTTTATACGACTTTCACCAAAACATAATGCGCAATTTGGCAGAGGAACGCCTAAAATACCAAGACCAAGAACTAGAAAGATTCTTTAATTTTATCGTTGACAAAGCAAAAAAACAATACAATGAGTGATTTACTATATACGCCAAGTAATTCGTCCTTTACAGGATATTCTATCCAGTTTGCAGACGTGGCGCCAGTTACCGAGCCAATTACATTGGCAGAGGCAAAAGAATACGCTAGAATCGACGGAAGTACAGAAGACACCCTAATTACTAGCCTTATAAAGGTGGCGCGCTTACATTGCGAGACCTACATGGGTAAAGCAATTATCCGCAAAACCGTTACAATTGAATCCTTTGGATTTCCATACCAATGGCAAATCCCTTATGGTCCCTTGGTTGCTGCTGGGGATGTTACTAAGGTTGTAACGCTAGATCAAAACAATGCTGAGACGGCTTTAAATTACCAGTTAAACGTGGGATTGTTTCCAAAGATTAACATTATAGGAGGCGCACAATCCTATAAGTTTAAAATGGTTTATACGGCTGGATTTACAACGGTTCCCGAGGACATAAAGCTTGCAATTAAAATGATGGTTAACACGCTTTACGAACGTCGCGAGGATTTCAGCGATCTACAGGCCATTCCATCGCCTTTGGGAGTAAAGGCAATTTTAATGCCTTATAAGACTTATAACTGGTTTGGCGCGTGAGGACTAATAAGGAACTTAAAGCGGGCGATTTGCGTGAGCGCATTTCGTTTTACAATTCCAATTTATTTGGCGATGGTTACGGCGGTTTTTATTCAGCGCCTGGATTGTCATACACTTGCTGGGCAAAGGTTACCAATCTCAGCGGATCGCGGCAAAATAGCGAGGACCAAATGGTTATTAAAAACCAATGGGAGGTTATAATTAGAGATAATCCCTTGGTTACAATTACCAAGTCCATGCACATTGTTTACGCTGGCAAAACGCTTATAATTAGCGAAATAATTGACGTAAACGAATACGACCGAATGATTAAGTTAATCGCAACACAACGAGACTAAATGCTAAGCATTGAATTTAACAAGCAAAGCCTTAACATGTTTTATAAGTATTTAAAAAACTTAGAGGACGACGTTTCTGACTATGTACGGGCGGAGGTGGAAGATTCAATGCTGGCAATTGAAAGCGAGGCGGCCAATAAAGTTAGGGTTGATACTGGAGCCTTAAAAAATAGTATTCAATCAACACCGATTAAAGTAAGTAAAAACCAAATAACTGGAGGCGTTGAGGTTGGTGCTAATTATGCGGCTTATGTTGAGTTTGGAACTGGCACCAGTGTTAAAGTGCCAAGCGAGTTAAGCGATTTCGCGGCTGAATTTAAAGGCGACGGAATAAAAGAAATTAACTTACCAGCTAGACCGTTTTTTTATCCCGAGGTATTTAAACAACGGACAGAGTTGCCAAAAAACATTGAGCGCACCTTAAAAAAATTATTTGAGAAATGAGAAATATTAAACCATTTATTCGCAAGGCTTATTGGACGGCTTTAAATAATACAATTACTTATAAGGGTGCGCTTGTCCCTTGTTACGATACTTTCGCGCCTGACACGGCAGTTTTTCCTTACATTCTTATAGGAAATCAAACGCAAGAAGACGACAAAGACAACCAGGAGTATAATTACATTACAACAATAACTTTGGACGTTGTAACGGCTGGGATTGCGCCATACGGACGCATTGACGCTGATCTAATCGCCGACTCTATTTTACAAATCGTTTGTCTTTATCCTGAAAATTATTTGGCGCTCCAGGTTGGTAAAATTGTAACGGCAAAGCTTGTGCAACAAACTAGCCTTTCCAGCATTACGGACACAAACATTGTGCATCGTGAAATAATGACAATTGAGAACTGGATAAATGGCTAAGGTAAATGGCTCCGCTTTATTTGTAACGGTTGGGCTGAATCAAGTTGCCAAGTCAACCAGTTACGAGTTGTCCGCTGAAATGGGACAACTTGATAAGACAAGCAACGAGTCGGGATTTTTTGCAGACCATATTTCAAGACTTGCGTCCTGGTCATTATCTAGCGAGTCGTTATACATTCAAGACGGCTTTTCATTTGGCGATTTATTTAACGCTTACGTTAATCGTGAGCGCGTTTATTTGTCAGCTGGCCAAGACGATAATTTAACCTTTATCGGTTTGGCAATGATTGAGTCAATAAGCCAGTCGGCTCCAATGGAAAATGTTGCAACTATTTCCGCAAGCTTTAAAGGTGTTGGCGGACTTTATCCGACGATTTTACCAGCCGAGCGCTTTATTGTCGACGAATTATTTGAAATTATAATTGACCAAGACGGCAACTTTTTGGTCTACACTTAAAATTTATTGTTTTGCAATTATTCAAAGTCCTTTTATTTTTAAAAAAAATTAGAATTTAACCTAACACAAATATGGCAACTGCTGGCAAATTTAATGGCACCCTTTTAAACGTTTACCTTGACAACGTTATGATTGGATGCGCAACCTCTTCAGAATTATCCGTAAACGTTGACCTTGCGGATGCAACTTGCAAAGACGATGGCGGATGGGCCGACCATATCGCTGGATTGCGTGATTGGTCCGTTTCAACTGACGGATTGGTTGCATTTGACGACACAAACAACGTAGGCGACATTTACACTTTATTGAGCGGTCGTACTGTTGTGGCGTTGAAGTTTACCACCAACGTAACTGGAGACCTTGTATTTTATGGCAATGCGTCTGTTGCATCAATCAGCGTTTCAGCTGAAATGGAAGCCGCGGTTACTTATTCCGTAGAATTTACTGGAAAAGGTCCTCTACTTAAGGCAACCGTAGTACCAGCATCTACTTAATTAGTATTATATTTCGCCTATGAATCACACAGGCAGAACAATTATTACAATTAATGGTGGCACCTATTCCGTAAAATTTGGAATGGGTGCCTTGTTGCATTTTAGCGAGGGCCTTGGATACGACGTCCAAGAAACAATTGAAGCATTAACCAAGCCAGGCGTTGGTCAAATTAAATCAATCGCAAAGTTTATTTACGCGGCTATTTATGTAGATGCGTTATACAACGACAAAGAATTTACCTTAGATCAAATAGATATTATTGACTGGGTGGATTCTAATCCAGCGGACGAGGTTGGCAAAGTTGTCCAAGTAATTATGCAAGGCATAAGCTCAATTACAAAAATTGATTACCCAAGCGCTGAAGCTGGCGAGTCAAAAAAAAAATAACATTTAAAGACGTTTGCCATTACGCCATTGGGGAGTTAGGTATTGCACCTGACTCCTTTTATTTTATGTCTTTTGCCGAGTATCAATCCATTGCATACGGTTACCAAATAAGGCAAAGCAAAGAAGAGAATTTATTTAGGACTATTTGGGTGCAATTAAACAACGTTAATGTTACTAAAAAAGGGGATTTAATTCGAAAGCCTGATAAGTATTGGCGCATTCCTTTACTAGACGCCAAACCAATCGTAATTCCAACCGCTGAAGAAAAGGCTAAAGCCTATGAAATTGGACTTACTTGGCAAAACCTTAAATTTGAAGAACAAGCCAGTTTCGACACGATAACAAATAAAATACAATGAGCGCAAAATTAAACGTTGACATTGTCGCCCAACTAAAAGAGTTTAACAAAGCAATGACCGATATTAAATCGGAGGTTGACGAAGTAAACCAAAAAGTTGGGAAAGGAAATAGCGAAAGCACAAAATCAACGAATGCTTTATCTAGCGCCTTTGGAAATTTAGGTAAGACTATGGGCGGTTTATTTGCCGCCGATATGCTTTTAAGTTTTGGCAAAGCGGTTATTTCAACAACTGCCGAGTTCCAAAAAATGGAAGCCGTTTTAACAACAACGCTTGGCAGTAAGTCAGCGGCTCAGGTTGCAATGACTCAAATTGTTGAGTTTGCATCGAAAACACCTTTTCAGGTTAACGAATTAACGGACTCATTTGTAAAATTAGCTAATCGCGGTTTTAGGCCAACATTGGAGCAAATGAATGCGTTAGGCGACCTTGCCTCCTCAACTGGTAAATCTTTTGACCAATTGACCGAAGCGGCTTTGGACGCAATGACTGGCGAATTTGAGCGTTTAAAAGAGTTTGGTATTCGTGCAAAATCTGAGGGCGATAAGGTTGCATTTACGTTTAAAGGCGTTACAACCGAGGTACAAAAGACAGACGAAGCGATTAAAGACTATTTAATTAGCCTTGGAAATGCTGAAGGGGTAAGCGGCTCAATGGCTGCTATTTCAGAAACTGTTGGCGGTCAAATTTCCAATTTACAAGACAATTTTTCTCAATTACAATTGGCAATTGGATCGTCGTCTAGTGGTTTAATATCTAGCGTTTTACAATTATCAAATACAATACTTGGGGATTTAGTAACGTCTTTAAATTCTGTTAATACAGTTGCGCAAGCCGCTGGCGATAGTGGTTTGGAAGCTTTTGGCCGTCAATTACTTTCCTTTATTAGTCCAGCTTACGCGGCAACATTGGAAGGTGTTGCAATTGGTATTAACGCAACAAAAAAGGCAGCGGTTGAGGCAGAGCAAGCGCTAAAAAAGGAAAATGAGACAAAAGAAGCTTCTAAGCAAGTCAGCGACCAACTAGCTAAGCAACTTAAAAAGGACCACGACCAAAAAATAAAGCAACTTAGAAAAGAAGCCGAGGAGTTTATAAAAACACAAGACGCAACTCTTGGAAAAGTTGGCACAAGGGATGCATTTGGCGGAAAACCAACCGACCAAACGCAACAAATGACTCCCGAGCGTTTAAACATGATCCAAAACGCATCGGCAAGCATTTTGGCAATGAATAAACAAATTGCTTTAACAATGCCAGGCATTACAATACCTGAGGACGCAG